AAAGAAGCTGAAGCCGGTCGTCGTCAACTCCGCCGCGAAGGCTGCGCTGCTGGCTGCCGGCCTCAACGACATCAGCGACGCCAAGATCAAGAAGCTGCTGCGGACCCTCGACCTCGACGACATCGACATCGACGAGGACGGCGAAGTCTCTGGCCTCGACGACCAGATCGACGGGATCAAGGACGCGTTCCCGGAGCTGTTCAAGAAGGACGAACCGGCCCCGGTCACGAAGGTCCGCGCCCCGCGGCTGGACGCCGCCGGCAAGAACAACGCCCGGCCCGCTCCGAAGACCACCGGCGAGCGCTACGCCGAACAGATCCTCGGCAGCCGTAGCCGCGCCAGCTGAAAAACGGTCGGGGCCCTGTTGACGGGGCCCCTACCTTGCCTGATGAGGCCGCAGCACATGGTGCGCGGCCAGCACGAAACCGGTGATCGGTCATCCGAACACGACCGGCGTGCCCGTGATGGGGCGCAGGCCAGACCCGAACCCCATCACACGAAAAGGGCACCGACGTGGCCTCCCTGATTCACCCCGACCTCGAACTGTTCGACCCGCGCGTCCAGGACGTGGACCCCGGCGACATCATCGGCTGGCGCCGCAACGGCACCCCGATCCGCTCCGCCGGTGGTGGCGCCCGCGACAACTTCGACGCGTGGATCCCCGAGGAATTCGGCTCCGACGTCATCCAGAAGGTCCGGCAGACCTCCGCCATCGAGGCCTACGCCCAGCGGGTCCCGATGAAGTCGCAGACCCGCTCCACCCCGCGCTCCGGCGGCGTCGACGTCGACATCATCGCCAAGGGCGGCACCTACGGCGAGGACACCAACACCAACGACGACGTGGTGCTGCGCGTCCAGAAGTTCGGCAAGGCCGTCCGGATCGCCGAGGAGGACATCGACGACTCCCTGGCCGACATCATCAACACCAAGATGACCGACTGGGGCACCGCCTACGCCAAGGGCCTGGACAATGCCTGTCTGGCCGTGACGGCGGCGAAGGGTACCAGCGGCTGCGCGTTCGACTCGGTGTACTACCAGCTCACCCAGTCCGACTCGAACACCGGCTACACCGCCAACACCAACCTGACCAAGACCGGCACCGGCGGCACCACCTACGACTTGCTGTCCTCGGTCGCGTCGATCGTCGAGTCCGGCGACTACTGGGACGAAGAGCAGGCCCTGTGGATCTGCCACCCGAACTTCAAGAAGAAGCTGCGCGGGATCAAGGACGGCAACAACCGTCCGATCTTCAACGAGTCCAGCAACGGCACCGCCGGCGGCGCACAGAACGTGCCCGACTACATCATGGGCTACCCGGTGAAGTGGTCCCTGGGCGCGAAGACGTCCGCGGCCCCGACGGCCAAGCCGACCGGCAACCCGCTGGCGATGCTGACGGTCCCGTCCTTCCTGCTGCTCGGCATCCGCTCGGGCCCGGAGAGCGTGTTCATCGACGGCCGCAACGGCCTGTCGGCGCTGACCGACGAATCGATCCTGAAGATGCGCGCGCGGCGCGGCTTCGCCCTGGGCCACGAGAACGCGGTGTCGATCCTCGAGGACAACTCCGGCTCCTGACGCCGGCCAGACCGGTGGGCACGGCGCGTCCCGAAGCCCGTGCCCACCATCCACCCATCACAGTCAGGAGCCGGCGATGACCGAACCCACCCCGGAGACCACGCAGCCCGCCGAGCGCGCCACCGTGCCCGCGGCCGCCGACACACCTGCGCCGGCCGAACCCGAGCCCGAAGACACCGCGGCCGACGAAACCGAGATCGACACGGAGCCGGAGCTGCCCGACCTGCCGGTCGAGCCGTCCCGAGTCCAGCACCCCGCGCTCGACGGCGACGTGCAAGGCGAGATCGAACACCGCACCCCCGAGCCCACTGACGAAGGCGTATTCACCAAGAAGTTCTCCGTCGGCGCCATCGGCATCGCCGACGACCACCCGTGGCACCTGGCCAACGCCGGCGGCGTCATCCAGGAAGCGGTGCAGCGCGGGCTGCACCCCAAGGGCGACGTGGTGCTCGTCTCCACCGAGGAACACGACAACGGGCCGCGGTCCCGCTGGACCGACCTCACCTATCAGGTGCCGGTCGTGCCCGCCATCGTCGACCACGACCCCGGCACGACCATCACCCAGCACGACATCGCCGCGGCCGCCGCAGACCGCCAGCAGGCCGAGCAAGCGCCGGCCGTCACCGGCGAACACGGCCCGGAGACCGCGGTCCCGGCAGGCGGCACCGTCGAGCCGCCGGCCAAGGAGGACTGATGGCCGCCAAGAAGAGCGCCGCGAAGAGCGCGTCGAAGGCGTCGAAGCTGCCGGCGTCCACCAACGCCAAGCGGAACACCAAGGCCGGCCGGGCCAAGATGTCGCCAGCCAGCTTCGCGCTGCCCGGGAAGCAGTACCGTATCGACGACGCCGCCCACGCTCGCAACGCCCTGGCCCGGGTCGCGCAGAACGGCACGCCAGCACAGCAGGCCCATGTGAAGGCGGCCGTGGCGAAGAAGTACCCGAACATCAACGTCACCGGCATGGCCAAGAAGAAGCCCTGACGTGGCGACGAACTCCTGGGCCCAGGCCGACGACGTTCTCACCTACACCGGTGAGACCGTCACCGACGCGCAGGTGATGCGCGCCCAGGCGATCATCGACATGTTCTCGGCCCGCACCTACGACGCGCTGCCGCGCATTGGCACGCGCGACCTGTACTGGCTGAAGCTGGCCGTCGCCTACCAGGCCGCGTGGATGCTGGCCCAGCCCGACCTGTACTCACGGCTGGACTTCGCCACCATCTCCGCTGGCTCACGGCCGGTGGAGCTGAAGGAAGACACGCTGCGGATCGCCCCGTTCGCCGCGAAGGCGCTCAAGCGCGTCTCCTGGCTGAGGTCCCGCTCCCTGCATGTGCGCTCGCCGTTCACCGACGGGCTCACGCCGATCTCCTCCGACCCGGACAGCGCCGGCAACGACTTCTACGAGCAGTGGAGCGCGATGTAGATGTACGCCGTCGCGACCTGCACCATCAGCATCCTGCGCGGAACCGCCACGGACCCGGTCTACGGCGACAGCTACGCCACCAGCCAGGTCGTCGCTTCCGGCGTGCCCGCGTCCATCATCGAACGCACCCAGAAGATCGTCACGCCCGGGAATCCGGCGCCGCGGATCGTGCGATCCATCGACGGAATCGTCGGCTCGGCGACCGACATCACCGACGCCGACCGCATCCGCGACGAGAAGACCGGCCAGATCTACATCGTCACCGCGGTCATCAACTCGGCGTTGCCCGGCATGTCCTCCGACACCCAGCTCGAACTGCGCAGGACCAGCTGATGGCCCGCGTGAAGATGGTCGACGGCTGGGAGGAGCACCTCGTCGAGCCGACCATGGATCTGCTGGCCCGCCTCGGCGTGGACATCGCCGACGACGCCCGCGACGCCTGCCCGGTCGACACCGGCGCCCTGAAGGCCTCGATCTACACACGGATGCGGCCCGACGGCTACGCAGTCCAGGTCGGCGCCGATGCGAAAGCCCGCGGGCTCGACCAAGGCGAGCTGGACTACACCTACGCGCTGTACGTCGAGATGGGCACCCGCTACATGGAACCGCAGCCGTTCCTGCGGCCGGCGCTGTACAGGCGGCGCTCATGACCGGCCCGCTGTGGCACCGGCACCCCGGGGTGCGCACCGACGGGGAGCTGACCCGCGGCGAGCGCGCCGCCGACCGCATGCGCAACACCATGGGCTCCTGGGGCTTCGTCTTCGGCGCAGTGGCGTTCCTCGCCGCCTGGATGGTGCTGAACGTCGTGCTGGCCACATCCGGCCGCGGCGCCTTCGACGCGTACCCGTTCATCCTGCTGAACCTGGTGCTTTCCTGCGTGGCGGCGCTGCAGGGCGCGATCCTGTTGATCGCCGCGAAGCGCTCGGACCAGGTCGCCAGCGAGCTGGCGCACCACGACTACGAGGCGGACTGCTCCTCCCGCGAGATGCTGCAGGTGCTCACCGAGGAGTTCGCGGCGCTGCGCACCCAGCACGCCGAGCAGAGCCAGCAGCTGGCCGAGCTGGTCGCGCGGCTGCCAA